CCAGGGCAAACCTTGGAATGCCGATAACAGAGAGCATCTTATTATTGAGTTGGGTGACGTTATGTGGTATGTTGCACAAGCTTGCATTGCTTTGGACATATCTTTTGACGATGTTATCCGAGGTAATGTTAGAAAGTTGGAGAACCGCTATCCAGGTGGTTCATTCTCTGTAGAAAAATCAGAAGTTAGACAAAAAGGAGATCGTTAATGGCATTAAGTGAAACAGTAGAAGAGTCTTTGAGAGACGCACAATCAGATTTGCGTAACGCATTAGCATTTGCTGCAAGAAGTGAGAAACCTTATATTTCAAAACACATTGCTGACATGCTTTCTAATATAGATAACTTGTGTGCGGTTACAGAACTTTTGGATTCAACAGAAAACATCTTTAGAGGAGATCAATGATGCCAGTATTTTTAATCCCAGTAGCAATAGCAACAGGAACCATGATGTTCTATGGACTCATGAGATACTATGACCCACATTGTAATTGATATGGACTTACCAATTGATGATAAAGAGTTGGAAGTTATTGTATTACAGTTGTGGAAGTCTCGTAAGAATGGAGGAGAACCAGCGGTTGCTCCTCTATGGGAAAAGTTAAAACTTGTTAAGGAAGTAAGAGATGCTAATCCTGATGGACCTTACAAGAAGATACTACGAGAAGAGCATGGTATGGTAATCTAAATAGAGGGTAGTAATACCCTCTTTTTTAATGGCTGAGATTGATTGGAGAAAAGCATCTACTACAGTTAAGAAAGCTTGTATTAATGTTATAGACTCTCTGATAGCAGATGATTATACCTATCTAAACTTTGATCTTAATGAAATCAAAGAAGATCCTGATGCACCTAAGAGTCAGATCATTATGGCATTGGTGGTCAAGGTTGCTGGTGGCAACAGAACTATTGCTGCAAACAATGTACGGGATTCTTTAAAGAAAAAGTTAGATGATAAACAATTTCAAGATGTAGTAGAAACCAAAGGTGGTAATAGACTTGATGTTTATTTGAAGTATGATAAGAGTTGGGGTGTAGTAAAGTCTACTAAATTACCTGTACAGAAAAGAATTGTATTAGCAATTAAACCAGAAGGAAGGGATACTGGAGGTTCTGGTGGTGGTGCTAGAGAGACTAAGAGAAATGAGTGTGCTCAATGTCTTTATGCTGACATGGTATTCAATCAGTTAGGTAGAAAATTTAGTGCTGATGAACTTAAGTTAAGAGAAACTGAATTGGGAGAGCAAGCATGGAAGGATGCTTATGGGAATATTGAAGTGGATGATGCAGAAAATGAAATTATTCCAACAGCCAATGTACTAGAGAGTGCTTGGAGACTTTCTCATATGAAGGGAGCAAATAAACTTTTTACTGAGTTAGGATCTCCTGCTAAAGGAACTTATAAATTTTATAGAGGAGTAAAATTTGATGGTAGTAATAAAAAACCAAGTACAAGTTTAGCTACAGCATATTCTAGATGTAATAATGAGGAAGGTAATTATTTTGCATCTGAAGATAAGTGGAACCCTGCTGATATATGGGCTATACATAAAGACTATCCTTTAGAAGGAGAAGGTAGTGTAAATGAGAAAATAAAGGGTGTATTTACAGTCAAAACATATAATGGATTAAATGCACATCTTCAAGCATGGTATAAGGTTGGAAATGTACATAAATTAGTTGGTATATCTCTCAAGAAGCATGAGGGTACTGGAGATTCTAATATAAAAGTAGTCAATGAGAATAAAACAGAAGGATGGGATCAGGCTATATGGAACGAGGTAGGTTCTGTTAACTCTAGCAATTGGTTTCTTGTTAAAGGTAAATGGGATTCTAGTATGGACATCTATCTCAAATGGGGTACAGGTGAATATGATACCTTTCAGATGAGAAACTTTGGAGGAGATGGTACTTCATCATGGCAGTTGGAATTGAAAGGAGCATCAGCAGCACAAGGACGATGTGGTGGTGGGGTTGCTATTGATAGTATTAAATCCAATGGTGTTACCTTTCCTAGATCACAAACTCATTGGAAAGCATTAACTTCATGGGGTGCTGGAGATAGTGGTAACACAGCAATTTGGAATAAGTGTAAGGATGGTCATAGAGATTTACCTAAAGTCCTAGATGATATTGTGAATTTAATGGTTAAACATTTTAAGAATAAGACAGGTGTTTGGGATGATGATGCTGTTAAGAATAGTGGTCCTGCTGCTGATGTAGCTAAAGCACAAATGAGGCAGACTATACTAGAAGAGAAGAATCAGTCTTGGAGGTATAGTAAACTTCTGGGATTGTGTTTTATAGATGCTATAGCATCTAAACAAAATGTAGTGCTTTCTACTGTGCTAAGAGATCTTTATCTCTATGCATCTTCACAGTCGAAAGATTCAGGAATTCACTGGAAGTTAACATAATGGCAAATGTAACCCAACTAAAACACTTAGAACATCTGGAAGATGAGATGCTCAACTATGGAGTTGAGGGTTGTAAATCTATTGTTAGTTTCCTTAAGGAATTAAGGAAGATGCTTGGATGTGATAACAGTACAGGATATATGCAGACCAAGTGGGATGGATTACCAGCAATAGTATATGGTTATCATCCACAAATAAAAGCATTCTTTATTGCAAACAAGTCTGCTTTTAATAAAGAAACTCAGAAGTGTGCTTTTAATGCGAAGGGTGTTGATAAGTATTATGGACATGCTCCTGACATGGCAGACAAATTGAAAGCATGTTTAAAATATTTTCCTAAGTTAGGTATTAAAGGTATTGTACAGGGAGATTTTATTGCTAGTAAGAGTGACATTAAGACAGAGACTGTTCATGGAGAGAAACTTTATACCTTTGGTAATCAAGCTATAACATACGGTATACCAATAGACCATGAGATAGGAAAAAGGGTTAGTCAAGCAGAGATTATTGTAGTATTACATACTCATTACATAGGAGATGATATTAAAACGATTCAAGCAAAAGGAGGTTTGGGTCAAGAGAAATTGAATGATGTAAAAGAAGTGGCAGTTATTAATAATGATACTCCTATGCATAAGGTAGGACTTAATCATTCAGAAGAAATTAAGTTTGATAGGATGGTTGCTGCTATAGAAAGTGATTGTAAAATCTCTGGTGACTTTCTTGATGAATTGGTTACGAAAACTGGTAAGACAGGTGATGAGAAATGGCATGTTGCATCATATTTAAAACAGTATATCAATTCACAGGTTAAGGAAAGGAAATCTATTTCTAATGTAGATGCTTATTTTAAAGGTCTTTATAATTTTTACTATGATAAGACTAAACCATTGCTTGAAAAAATTGCGACTCCAAAAACACATAAGCAAAAGACTGCTTTAGTTCAAAGTAGTTTAAGATACTTGGAAGATAATCAAGATAAGTGGAAGACAATGCTTAGTCTTTATAGGAATATTCAGGATCTTAAGCAGATGGTTATTGATAAACTAGATCATCTTGAAACCTTTAGAACATTTGCTCGTAGTGATAAGGGATATGAGGTCACTGGACCAGAAGGTTATGTTCTACATAAAGATGGAGACATGGTAAAACTTGTTAACCGTTTAGAGTTCTCCTATATTAACTTTACTTTGGCAAAGCAATGGCGGCAGTAGATTCCTGGAAGCATACGAAGAGAATTTATATAACCTATGGCAGATTCCAACCTTGCACTTGGGGTCATGAGAATAGCTTTAATAAAATTAAATCAGATGCCGATAAAGATGGTTGTGATTATCGTATCTTTCTTTCGCATTCAAATGATAGAAATGAGAATCCTCTTGATCAAATAACAAAACTTGAGTTGATGAAGAAGTTAGTTCCTAAACATGCCGACAAACTTATTGCTATTAACCCTTCTGATCCTCAGATGTGTATAGCATATTGTATGAAGAAACATCGAGCAAATGAAAAAATCAAGGGTTCAGCTGGTATTCCTGAATCATATGATGAGTGTGTATATATGGTAGGATCTGATAGGGTTGCTGCTATGCAGTATCTACACAACTATAATGGTTGTAATCCTAACCGCAAGAATCCTGACCAGGATCCAGACTTTAGTATGCTATACTTGGAGGTTAGATCTACTGGTGCTCGTGATGCAGACGGTAAGACCTTCTCTATATCAGGTACAAAGATGAGAAATTGGGCAAGATCTAGTGATACAAAAAACTTTAAGGCAGGTCTTCCAAGGAAACATAAACTGAACTCCACAGAACTTACAGCATTTATGGCATTATTATGAAGGATTTTAAAAAAATGAGAGAGCAAGCTCTCCGTCAACAGTTCCGTAAGACAGAAGTTTTTACTGAAGGTGATTATATTATGTCCTCTGTTACAGGACAGAAAGGAACCATCCATAGATCTGGTGTCAACTATGTTATTTGTTTGACAGAGGGTGGTGAGATGTTTCGTGCGTGGGTAAAGGATATTAGAGCTATAAATAGAAAATGACAAAGAACCTTAATGCAATGAAGAAGCCTGATCCAATTAATACTGTTCAAAACAATGATTCCTTTTCCTTAGGACTAATGGAAAAGTATTCACAGTGGATGGATGGTGATACATTCCAAGGAACAGAGATGCCTAATTTACATGAAGCACCGTTCGATGGAATGGATCCTCAGTCACATGGTGCTGAGATAGAAGATATCACAGTCAAAAAGAAAGAGACAAAGAAGGTTAAACCTGTTGGATCTATAGAGACTGCTCCAGTTGCTACTGTATCAAAGGAAGAGAAAGAGACTGCATTATGGGATGAAGTTTCTCAGAAGTTAACTGAACTTCACCAATCAACAGGAGTACAGTATAAGGTTGTTCCTCTTGATGAAGAAGAAGTAAAAGCAAAAGTTGAAGAAGGTAAGGCAGTTGTAACAGAAGCATCTGTTGATGAAGGTTGGAAGAAAGCAGCTAAGAAAAAAGTTGCCAAAATTATGTCGTATAAAAAATAATGAAATCCTTTCCAGACTTCTTAGAGGAATCTAAGAAGAGAAAAGAAAAGAAGAAAGAGAAGAAACCAACAGTGGAAGTTCTTCCCACCATTGCTGATGGTGAGAAAGGAATGACTACTAACGTTAATAATGAAGAAGCAAAAGTCTTCAAGAGAAAGAAGAAGTCAGCACAGGGTTCTATAAACATACTTCATAATGCTGGTTGTGCTAATGAGGAAGCACCTCCTGGAAAAAAGTATGAGCGTATGGTTAAACACATCAAAAAATCATACGCTAAAGATGGTAAGTTAACTAAGGATGAAAAGTCCATAGCATATGCTACCGCATGGAAGAATAAAAATAAGAATAAATGATCTTTCATAAAGATTGGTTTTATGGTAGTATACCAATGAGTGAAGATCCTCCTAACAGCAGTGAATATCACAGTCCATTACCAAAAATGATAGAGGATAATAAACCACATCCACATGATTCCATGCCAATAGCAACATATGGCAATCGATATGCACCTCCTGAGAAAATGCGTGAATTAGAAGAGAACCCCAGACCAGAAGAAGAAGCTGCGGATGATTGGTTTGAGTCAGATACTTATGCTTCGAGGCATAAATCAACACCAGACCATGAGAAATCTGCTGAAGAAGTAGTTACTATGCATGAACAAATGTATAGGATTGCAACTGCAAGATATAATCCATTTTCTGTAGGTGGATCAGAGAATTGCGATTCGGATATTGATTGTCCTATAGGTGGTTCTGAGAATATACAAAAATAAATTGATCTTTTGTTATGATGGATATCTATCCTATGTTTGCGGTTCCTTTATACCGCTATCGAATTCCTAATTGGCACGCCAATAAACAGGATCTATATGATTTGTTGCCTGAATGGGATGACGAGTATTTTGTAGAAAATAAATCAGAAACTGGTGTAATAGACGGAGATATATACTCAGATTATTGGTGTAAGCGTGGGTCAAAACCACCTTATACCGATTTTGTTTTTGATTTAATAAATCCTTTCTTTGAGGAGTTTGGTAAAGCTCAAGAAGATAGGGTTCAGAGAGAAGTAGGTATAGCAGACATATGGTGTCAGACATCATATAGAGGACAGAAACATCATCTTCATAATCATGGGTATGTTGGATGGTCTGCTATATTATATGTTGAATTTGATCCTGAAGTTCATACGGCTACATCTTTTCTATCACCATATCTTAGACCACATCAAGGTGGTTTAGATCAGTATATTCCTGATGTAGAGGAAGGAGATCTTATAGTTTTTCCATCAACCATTGCACATGAATCATTGGAAAATGAATCTGATAGACCTAGAACTATAATATCATTTAATTTCATGACTTTAACTCATCCAGTTAGGATGACTATTAAATGTGGTAGCTAAATAAGCCAGTTGAGGTTTTATCATGGCATTATCAAAAGAGGTTGTGTTAGAAGCACTTAGGTGCTGTAGAGATGTTTATCCACATGATCAGGATTTTCTGGTCAGTAGGAAAGTTGCAGGACATACTGTTCTTGCAGTAGAAGGAACGAATGAGACTACAGATTGGGTGACGAATCTGAAGTTCTTGATTAAAAGAGATGATTGTCACAGAGGATTTAAGAACAATGCTAATAGGACACTAGCACAACTAGTGGTAGCATATGAGGGATTGAATCCAGAGAGAAAACTTGTTATCGCAGGACATTCTCTTGGTGGAGCAACAGCAACATTGATTGCTGATCTACTTTGGGAGTCTGGTAACAAGAATATAGGACTGGTTACTGCTGGATCACCTAGACCAGGTGGACGGAGACTCCGTAGAAGGATTAAGGATCTTGAGCACTTGCGTTTTGTTCACGGAGATGATATAGTACCAGGTACTCCACCTTGGTTGGCAGGATATGTACACACACATCCTAAGATTCAACTCAAGGATGAAAAGGACACCAGATTTGATGGTGTTGCTGATCATAATATGGGATCATACTATGATGCTGCGGTGAAATATTACGGATGACCTTTCTATTTTTACTATTCAAACCCTTACTACTAATGGCAGTTCGGAAAGTATTTAAAAAACAGATGAAAACTTTCGCTGTTGAAATGCTAGAAGAGTATGCTAAGACCACTGATAATGATGTGGATGATCAATTGGTAGCAAGGGTTAAGAAAGCGATGAGATTAGGAGCTGTATAAATAAAACTTAGAAGTGTACACTGATTTAACCGAGGAATAAGATGGCTGTATTTGGAACCATTGATGCTGCAACCTTCAGTAATAACGTAGCCGTTACTCAAAACGATGCTACTGTTACTAAGAACGCTGCCGACACAGTTGTAGTTGGAGATGTTCTTGTACTGAATTCTGTTGCTTACATCGTAAAAACTGTTACTAGTACTACTAGTATAGAATTGCACAAAGCGTATGCAGGAGCAACTAATGCTACTCTTGCTGGTGCTGTAAGACGCACACCGCCTAAGGCAGTTGCGGAATATGTCGTCAAAGGAGGTGACAGCAATTCTTATTCTTTGGTCATGGTTGACGCAACTGAAGGAACTCTCGCAGAGAACGATAGTCGTGGTATTACTGGACCTGGCTGGTGGATATATCGCACTTATGTTGATTGCGAAGGTGCTACTCGCCATAAGGCAGAGTGTATTGCGTCTCTAGCAGTTGCCTCTGGATCAACTGGTGACTTTACTGATGATACAATTGCTGCTGATGTTGCATCTGCGGTAACTATCACTACACAACCAGCTAACTCCGCTTCCTCTTCTGGTGGTGGTACATTTGCAGTCGCAACAAGTACAACTGGAACACCTGGAACTCTCACATATCAGTGGCAGCGTCAAACTGCATCTGGTAAGCGTTGGGTTAACCTTGCTGCTAACACAGA